ATTTCTGAGGATACATTTGCCGTATGGCTTAAGGACATTCCGGAGTTCTCGGATTCTATTAAAAAAGCCGAGGGTGATGCCGAGGTTCGGAACGTTGCCATCATCCAGAAGGCAGCTGACAGCACATGGCAGGCGGCCGCATGGTGGCTTGAACGGAAGCACAAGCAGGACTGGTCATCAAGGGTAGAGCAGACCGGAGCAGACGGTTCACCGGTAAAGGTGATCGTGGAGTATTCGGATAAGCCTCTTGCCTGATATTCGGCTGGTTTTACCAAGGCCGCATGAAGCCCAGCAGGTAATCTTGCGGGAAGCCAAGCGGTACAACGTCCTTGCCTGCGGGAGACGCTTTGGTAAGACCACGCTGGGCGGTAACTTGCTCAGCGACCCGGTATTGATTGACGGTCTACCTTGTGCCTGGTTCGCGCCTACCTACCGCTTGCTAGAAGAGGCATACGCCGATCATAAGCGCATCTATGCTCCGGTTATCCGGCGAGCTGTACAAAGCCCCGCACCGCGCATCGAGCTTATAACCGGGGCAGCAATCGATTACTGGACTTTGGATGACCCGTCAACCGTTGCCCGTGGCCGTAAGTACAAGCGGGTCATCATCGATGAAGCCGCCATGGCAAGGCATCTAGAACAAGCCTGGACGGAAGCCATCCGCCCAACTCTAACAGACTTCAAAGGGGACGCTTTCTTTCTGTCTACGCCTAAAGGCTCTAACTACTTCCGCACCCTCTACAACCAAGCCGCTACGGATGCCGACTGGATGTCTTGGCAAATGCCGACCACGGCTAACCCTTGGATAGATCCGGAGGAGGTAGGCAAGGCGGGGGAGTCTTTGCCGAGCATCGCGTTTCAACAGGAGTATTTGGCTCAGTTCGTGGATGCGGCGGGAGCCAGAATCAAGCGGGAGTGGTTGCGGTACGGTGATTGCCCTGAAGGCCTACCTACCTACATTGGGGTTGACCTTGCCATCAGTACCAAGAGCGAAGCAGACTACACCGGGGTTGCTGTTGTATCCCGTGGTGAAGACGGCACGATTTACGTTAGAGACATCAACCGCACCCGCTCAGACTTTGCAGCTGTCCTGCGGTTCATCGAGGCAATGGCCGATAAGTGGAAACCTAGCATGATCGGCATCGAGCAGGTGCAATATCAAGCCGCTGTCGTGCAGGAGCTTCTACGGCGTACGAAACTTCCTATCCGGGGCATCCGCCCAGACCGTGACAAAGTGACCCGCTTTGCCCCTCTAGAAGCCCGGTACGAGCAAAGCCAAGTAATGCACTGCCAAGGGCTCCCGGCTTACTTTGAGGATGAGCTGCTATCCTTCCCGGTTGGTCGGCATGATGACGTGGTAGATGCCCTGGCGTATGCTTGGCAGGTGTGCGGATCAAAGCGTTCATGGGGTGCCGTCTAAAATATATACCTCTATACCCTTGACGTGTATATACCTACAGTGTATATTCTATACATCAAGCAGGGAGATAGAGATATGAAACTGAAGACCGCAAACAAAGAGATTCGCCAAGTGTTGACTGAGGATGGCGTGGTTGTTGATGTAGCACCGGTTGGTACTTGGCAGTGTGCCGGTGAATGGGCAGAGTCGCTTATCAAGATGAACGCAGACACTGAGACATCTTGGTATTACGAAGGCTCAAGCGAAGACGGCAACGTCAAGACCTACATCGTAAGCGGAGACGCATACCGCTACGAGATGAAAACAATCTAAACCACTCAAGCCCCACAGGCCCCCGCAAGGGGGCTTTTTCTTTTTGTGGGATACTGGGAGCATGGGTATCTTTGACCGCTTCCTTGGGCGTAAAGCCGCAGCCAACCCGACACAGGCACTACCGCTGCCACTTAGCCAGTCTAGGGACATCTACCTAACCGGTTACGGCTCTGGTCAGCTGCAAACACTCCTGCGCCGGGCGCTCCCTGGGAGCACTAAGGACTGGGCTAGGGTAGCCGGTGACCTTGGGCTAAACGGCGTTGTGGCATCAGCCATTGACTGGTACGTCAGGAACTACCCACAGGCCACGCCAAGGTACTACCGACCGGTAGACAGCCAGCAGGCAGAGCCGGTAGAAGACCACCCGGTATTGCAGCTCATGGCTCAACCGGATCCGATGATAATGGGTAGCCTTTTCTGGGGCTGGTGCATTCAGGATTACAAACTATTCGGGAACACCTACCTCCGCAAGATTCGATCTAGCACCCGTGGCACGGTGACTGCTCTGCAGTTTCTACCGCAGGACATGGTCAGACCGGTAGGTAACGGCGTAAACCCGCTAACCCACTACATCTACACCACGGATGGGCGCTCCTTTGACATCCCGGTTTCTGACATTATCCACATCCGGTACGGCAGAGACCCAAGCGATATCCGCATTGGTAGAGCGCCGCTTACCGCTGTCTTGCGGGAGATAGCAACCGACAACACCGCAAGCACTACCGCTTATGGACTCTTGGCTAACGGTGCTATGCCTAGTCTTATCGTCGGGCCTGATGCCAAAGAGACAACCGTTGACATGTCTATGGACGATGCCCGGCAGGTCAAGCGGCAACTGCACGAAGACCTTACCGGGGACGGTAGCGGCGGCATCGTTGTTATGACCGGTGCCTACAAGATGGATAGGGTTAGCCTTACTCCTTCCGAACTTGCTTTGGATTCGGTGAGGCGTGTACCGGAGGAGCGTATCTGTTCGGCCCTGGGCATCAACCCTATGGTCTTAGGGCTTGGTTCAGGCTTAGAACGGTCTACCTACAGTAATTACGAGAGAGCGCAACAGGCGGCATGGGAAGATGGAATGGTGCCGCTCCTGCGTACCCTTGCGGATGCTATCACCGCTGACCTGCTGCCGGAATACCCTGAGACTCAGCAGGGTGATTACGTAATGTACGACCTTGAAACCGTGCGGGCGCTTGCCGACGATATGCAAGCGGAAGCCACACGGGCAGAGCGCTTGTACAAGTCTGGCATTATTGATCGGGCTGAAGCCAAGCGCATCGCAGGGCTTGAAGCGGTGCCGGAAGATACCGGCGTACTGCATCCATCCGCCATCAGCGTACAGGCTGGCACGGGTGCATCGCTGGCAGAGACAACCAACGCGGCAGGTATCCTCATTCGTTCCGGTTACGATCCGGGTAGCGTTACTAACTTCCTCAACCTGCCAGTGCAGCACACGGGCGCCGCACCGGTTACCCTGCGGGATGAAGCCAAAGCGTACGAGATGAAGTTTGTACCGAACGCTGGCATGGTTGAAGCAGCACAAAGGGCGCTTGATTGGAAGGCAGAAGGATTCGATGGCGGGACGCGGGTAGGCTTGGCAAGGGCTAACCAGATTGTCAATGGGGAGAAACTTTCCGAAGACACGATACTCCGGATGTACTCTTTCTTCAGCCGCCATGAGGTAGACAAGAAAGCCGAAGGCTTCAACGCTGGTGAGGAAGGTTTCCCTTCACCGGGGCGTGTAGCCTGGGACTTGTGGGGCGGCGATGCCGGGTTCCGCTGGGCAACATCCAAGCGTGACCAGATGCAGGGTGAAGAGTCCAAGTCTACCGATTGTTGCACTCCGGGGGTAGTGTATAAGAGCCACCCTTTTTACGGGTATTCGCTGGAGGCAATCTCAAGCGAGTAGACAACGGCACGGGCAGGATTTATGCCGCTAGCCAGAAGTACCGTAATGACCTTTTAGAGCGTGAGGGCGTAGCCATCAGCCGTATGCAACGTGCATACAAAGCCGCAACCAAAGCAAGCATCGATGAGCTTGAAGCGCTGGAGGGTAGGATTGCCGAGCGTGAAGCCAACGGGGAACCGCCATCCGAGACAATCCTTTGGATGCGTCAGCGGATCATAGACAACATAGAGGAACTCGGAAAGAACCTCAAAAAGTTCAGCATCGAGGGGGCAGTGATTACAGCCGATGGGCAACTTGAAGCCGCTACGCTTGCTAATGGCTCAACGTCAAGCCTTGTGGAAGCGGCAGCGGGTAAAAAGCCAGCCGGGGTTACCCTTGGTACTAGCTGGACAAGTCTACCTGACGAAGCCTTGCAGGCCTTTGTCGGGTTCGCAGGCGATGGTAGCCCTCTGGCTGTCTTATTCGATGCCATCCCACAAGTAACAACCGATGCTATGCAGATGGCTTTGGTGCAAGGCATCAGCCTCGGTGAAGGTCCACGTACGGTAGCACGGCGGGTACGCAAGGCGGCTGACATCGGTAGGCAACGAGCCGAGACAATAGCACGTACCGAGATGATCCGAGCAAGCCGGGAAGCACAGCGGCAACTATACACCGAGAATGGCGCAGTGACCGGATACCGGCGGCAGGCTACGCAAGATGCGCGGGTATGCCTTGCTTGCTTGGCTCTCTCCGGCACCCTTCAGGCTA